TATTGTTCTGTTCGGTGACGGTGACAGTGTTGGTCATCGCGTGACTTCTCCTCGGACAGTGAACGTGCCCATCACGAGCCGTTCAACGGTTGAGCCCGTGACAAGCTCAAGGTCATACACGTATCGGTACGCTGCGAGCGCCGCTGACGCCGTCGCAGTAATCGCCAAGTTGATCGTGCCAGCTGCGCCGCCGAGAATGAGGCCGCCGTTCGCTGTCGTCAACTCCAACACCGGCGACGGCGACGCAAACGACTCACGCACCTGCATCCGAGCCGTGTAACCCGTCAGATCAACCAACGCATCGTTCGAGTCTCTATACGTCCACTGCTGCGACAACGTCGCACCCTGATCGACCGTCATGTTGTATGTACCGGCAAGCGCCATCACCAACTCCTACGGCAGCGGCGGTTCGGGCGGCGGATCACACGGCGTCCCCAACCCGTCAGGGTACGTCCCTGCGATGAGGTCCGACACTGGGGCACGCCAATCGTCCGCAGCTACCTCGACAACCGCCGTGTAGTCGGTGGTCTGCTGGGCGTCGGGTTCTGGTTCGCCGGTCGCCTGGTTCTCTCCGATCCACGGCATGCCGAGTCCGGTTTTGACGGCGGTGTGCCATGTGTCGAAGCCGGGGTTCTTGGTTTGCCATGTGTACCAGTGCATCGTCATTTGATTCTCCGATCGTTAGAGGGTGATGCCCCACTTGTTTGCGAGGTAGTTTTCGACCCGGCTGATCTCATCAGCAGTCAAAGTGCCGTCAACGACAATGAGTTCAGCGATGAAACCGTCCAACCATGCCAAACTGGCTCCGAGGTCTGGTCCTGCTGCACCAATCGCGACCAGTTCCGTGCTCGTGGTGCCGACTGTTTGTGCTGATGTTGCGCCGTCCAAACGGAAAACCGATGATGCTCCATCCCACAAACCGCCAACGATGTGCGGCGCATCCAAACCGACATTGTTGCTTATCGTTATGCTTGTGGCACCGCCTCGATACCGCAGATCGTCGGTATTGAGCAATGAGATCACCATGTTCAGATCGTTGTAACCGGACATCAAATATGGACCTAGTCGTCCAGATGTGTCCCATTGGCAAACAGCGAACACTGAAAACGGCTGTGCAAGTGTGACCCCAGCCGTCGTTCTCATCCAGTCGGCGTTGACGAACTCGATGGTGTTCAAGCCGTTCAGCGTGCGGGTGCCAGTCGTCGGCTGATTTGCAGCCGTCGCCTGCACCAGGTCGTAGCCGTTACCCGACTTGTCGTTCCACTGCGACACCGCACCAGACGTTTCAATAATCGTGTACGGATCAGAAGCATCAAACCACGCCGTCGCACCCACCTGCAACGGGATCGGCTGAATCCCCCACTTGTCGTTGAGGTACGCCTCCATCTGAGCGATCTCCGCATCAGTCAGAGTGCCGTCAAACACGGCTACCTCAGCGATTGTGCCGTTCCAAAACGCGCCAGCCTCATTGAACTGGGCACCGACTACCACACCGGTGAGCGATCCGGTGCCGCTGTTTCCGCTGATAACAGACACTCCGTCTACATGCAACGTATCTGTCGTGTCGAAAACGCCGCGCAGAATGTGCTCCGAGGCATCGGCGGTCCCGCCCTGAAGGACGGTGGTGCCCTGATATAAGCGATATTGCGTACTGCTGCCGTGTCCAACCGCTGACCGGGAACCGCCAGACAGTCCATCGACGACGTACATGATAGATGCCGTTGAATCTGCTTGCATAACGGCGAACACTGTCCACGATGACAGCGACGCGCTAAACGCCGAGGATTGGGCCAAATAATCGGATGTCCCGTCGAAGTCGAGGACGTTCAACCCGTTCATCGTGCGGGTGCCCGTTGTCGGCTGATTGGCCCCCGTGCCTTGTGTGAGGTCGTTGCCGTTGCCGGACTTGTCCTGCCACTCCGACACCGACCCCGACGTTTCAACAATCGTAGACGTATCAGACGCATCCAACCACAACGTCGCACCCAACGCCTCCGGCACCGGAGTAATCCACTTCTCAGTCAGGTAGTCCTCGACCAGCGTGATCTCATCAGCAGTCAACGTGCCATCAACGATGATGGCTTCGGCAAATCCTCCGTAAAAGATGCCAGCGCCATCACTGCGGCGACCGACATACAGATCACTCATTCCCAGAGTACCCACCGTGCCAGTCGAGTAACTTGATCCGTCAACACGAACGCTGCTGCTACTACCGTCAAATGTGGCAACAATCAAATGAGAACCGGCCGATAGGTTCGCGCCCGTAACCTGTTGACTGTCGTTGTAGATGAAAACTGCTTGGCCTGTGTTCTCAAACGCCAAAACGACATCGATGAGGTTGCTGCTCAAGAGGTAGTCGGTGCTCGCTTGGGCATCCAAGTCAACAACGGCGATAAGCGTGTACGGCGAAGTCGTCGTAAACGTGGCGTTTACCAAAACATCGTCATCAAAATCGATCACGTTCCGACCGTTCAACGTGCGGCTACCAGTGAGCGGCTGATTCGCTGACGTGGCCTGCGTCAAGTCATACCCGTTACCAGACAGATCGCTCCACTGCGACACCGCACCGCCCGACTGCGTAATCGAATCAGTATCCGAAGCATCAAACCAGGCGGTAGCTCCGACCCGCAACGGAACCGGAATCCACTTCTCAGTCAGGTACGCCTCGGCGGCAGCGATCTGCTGCGCCGTCAACGTGCCATCCACGACGATCACCTCGGCAATATCACCGATCGGTCGATTAGCATCGTCCGTGTAGCCGAAGGGGTCCAGCGCTTTTGTGAACGATCCGCTCAACTCCACCGTCACAACTTTTGTAGACGAATCGAGTGCATCGTAAACGTCGCCGCGAGTCGTCCCAGCAAACGGTGTCCCATCAAACCGAAGCGACATCGTGCCCATGGCTGCGGTCAGCGTCGTGCTTGAGCTACCAGATTGGCCAACGCCTGCGTATGTGAGTAATGAGTTTGTTCCTAACAAGATGAAATTTTCAGACGAATGCCGGAACACAGCGATCATCGTCAACCCCGTAAAAGCAAGACTCGGCGACAGCATCGAGTCGTTGTCGTAACTAACGACGTTCAAGCCGTTGACCGTGTTCGTGCCTGTCGTCGGCTGCAACGAAGCCGTCGCTTGGGTCAGGTTGTTGCCGTTACCGGACTTGTCATCCCACTGCGACACGGCACCGCCACCCGGCCCCGACAACGTCGACTCATCCGACGCATCCAACCACAACGCCGGAGACAAATCCAACGGCGAAAACGATGAAGCAGTCGAAACGCCAACACCCGCAGGCATCGGCAACGACAACGCAGAACCAATCAGCGGCATATCACCACAAAGCCACAATCGACGTAGCAGTCGTGCCCGTCGAATACACCCGATCAACACGCACAGGCAACACCGAACCAGCCGTCACACCAACAAACGTCACAGTCCCCGACCCGTACATATCAACCTTCACATCACCCGCAGCACCCACATACAACGCTCGGGTTGTGTCGGTGAGGTCCGCTCCGTCGTTCGGGGTGACTGCGACGGCGTAGTGTGCCGGTCCCCATTCTTGGTTGCGTAGGTGGTCCCAGACGTTGCCCATGAGTGTCTCCTAGATCGGGTCTATCCTGTCACGTTGCGAGGCGGACGACAACGGGCTACACCTCACGGCTGACGAGAAAATTGCAGACGTGCAGCATCCGGTTGCGGTCGTCACGGTCGAGAGCGAACGGCGACTGGACCGGATCAGCGAGCAGATACCGGCGCGTGCCGATCACCTCGTTGTCGATCAAACACAACGCCGTCCACACCTCAGTACATAACGCCTCCGATGTGGCATACGACGCGCCGCGCACGACGACCTGAAGGCCGCGTGTCTCAACCGGCGGCGCGCTGTTCGTGCCGAACACTAGCTCGGGTGCGGTGCCGCCCGTCTCATACACCGTGACGCAAGTGTCAGGCGTGTCAGGGCGACGGCCAAGAAACAGGTTCGTGCCGACCGTCAACGCCTGCGTCGGAGTTGACGCTGCGGCGAGATAGGTGCCGATGTCATCGAGGAACGCCATCAGCGAAGCCCTCTCGATTGAGTAACTGCCTTCGCGATGATCTTCTCGGCTCGTTTACCGATCTGGCGTGACGGGAACTCCAAATACTTCGGGCCGCGACCCTGGCCGGGTGCGACAGGGCTGCCGCCTTTCGTTTTCGGCGGATGCGACAACTTCTTATCTTCGTGCTGCACGAGCGCGTATGGAGCTGCTGGTCCGCCGTATGCGATCTCGCCTTCGATGATCTCGCCCAACTGGGTGACTGTTGTTGTCTGAGACCGTGACAGCGTGCCGGTGTCGAACGGTACAAGTTCGTCTGCTCGCGCTCCGATCTCCAACAAGATTTGCCCGACTCCGAGCTTCACGCCACGCTTGACGCCGAGCGACGTCGCTTGTGCCACCTTGTCGAAGTCCGACACGACCCTGGTCATTGGTTGACCCTGCCCACATAGACGACCTGGCCGACCTGGCCGAGCGGATCAGCACGCGTCTCCACACCGACAATCGGGCGGACCGCTGAGATCGGCGCAGGCAACGTGATCTCATCGCTGGTATCAACAGCGATCGTCTGATTCGGGATGAACACCTTGTAATCGACGAGGACGTCGGCGTTGATCCCTGCGGGCTGCTCCACGACCCGCTCGATGTAGCAGTCATGCGTCGTAGCGGTGCCGGTGAACGTGCGTTCGCCGTAGGCGTTCGTTGTGGACGACGTGCGAATATCCACGGTTTGCGGCGTCATGTTGACCCGCAACGCCGTAGCGAACACTTCGGAGGATGCTGCGCCGGTCACAGTTCGAGGTCGTTGTCGTCTCCGGCGTTTGCGCGCGCCGGACCCGCACCGTAGTCGTAGGTGTTCGCGAACTGAGCGGACGTGAAGAACGGGTCGACACGGTCGCTGTTCGCACGGTCGATGTCTTTGTCCGAGATCGAGATGCCGCCCGCATACGGCACCGGCACGAGGTTCTCTCGCCCGGCGAGCGTGCGTAGCTCCTCGGCTTGCAGCCGTGCGTTTTCGGCTTTCTGAAACAGATCGACCCGCATGTCGCCGATCGCCTGGTTCGCGAGACGGCTGAACTTCGACGCGATCGCGATCATCACCCGATACGCCGACGTATACAGGTCAGTCGTTGCGGTATCGGACCCGGTGACCTGGTTGTTCGTCCACGCGATTTCCTCGTCCGAGATGAGCTGATCGTTCGTGTCGGTGTCGCCGACAAGAAACCGGATCGAATCGCGTGCGGAGGATGCAGGGTCACCGGAATAGTTCCACGTCATGCCGTCATCCTATGTCACGTCAAGCTGCGAGTCAGTGGAGAGACGCGCAACGGCCCACCGGCGGAGGAGTACCGGTGGGCCGCTACGACTGGAGGAACCGCCGCGATTAGGCGACGCAGTTGTCGAAGAAATACCCGAGGGCGCTGGACACAACCTTCATGTCCCACGCGCTCTGGATCTCCAACCGATCCGCACGGAGGTGATCCATGCGGAACCGGCTGACGCTCGTCGAGGTGCCGATCCCGCCGCTGTTGGCGAGGCCGGTCCACGAGAAGTTGTAGCCAGCCGATGGGGTCATCAGGCCTGCTGATGCCGGACGGTAAGCGAGCAGCATGTCCTTGTCGCCGATCTGGCTGTACGACGCGGTCGCGCCCTCGTTGGCGGTGTTCACGATCGAACCCATGACATGCAACTCGTCGAGGCCGAGCACACGGGCGATTAGGTCGGTGGTCATCGACTCCGACGTCGTGTATTTGTAGCGGTCAACGATGTCGACGTGGTTCTTCAGGATCGAGAACACTGCGTAGGAGCAGACGCCGACGTTCGGGCGGTAACCGGTGTTCGTCAGAACGGTGTTGATACCGGTCTGCACGTCACCGATCGGGTCCGACGAGGTCGCCGACCACAGGGTGGCGGGCGTGACGTCGGTGTCCCAGATGCCGGTGCCGAAGTAGCTGGTCGCCCAGTCACGTTCCTGCCGGATCAGCATCTGCTGCGCTAGGTAGCGGGTGGCGTCCTGGTCCATGTTGAGCGGCGCGTCAGCGTTCGCTCGGGTCTGGTCGCCGATGTCCTTGTGGAGCGCCCACACGTCAGCGGAGTAGGTCGCGGTCGACAAGCCGTAGCCCGATCCTGCGGATTCGGTGCCGTCGGCGCGGTACTGCACTTCGTCACGGAAGAAATCATCTTGCGTGTAGGTGAAGTATTTGTCGGACTGCTTCTGGACCGGCACCGACGGGAACACTTTGCCTGCGACAAAGTGATCGGCGTCCTGCATATACGCTACGGAGATGCCGGTCAGGATTGCGTCGACATGGACGTCTGATTGAGTTGGCTGAGGCATCAGCTAGCCCTCCCGTTTGAGATGTTGATGAATGCGGTGACGGTTTCACCAGCAGACCCGGCGGTGATCGCCTGTCCGCAGGTGTAGACGGTCGTTTCGGTGCCGACGGTCAGCGGCTGGGCTTGCGCGTCGGCGGAGGTGCCGATCACGTCGCCAGCAGCGAGGGTTGCGTCAGCGACGACCTTCGACACGCCGAGCAGAAGAACCTCTGCCGACTTGCCCGAGGTCGGGTTGTTCTGGAGGACGCCGATAGGGACGTCAGTGACTGCGGAGCAGACGTTCACTGTCGTCGCGCTCGCGAGCTTGACGAAGTGGTACTGCTTCGCAGACAGGTCAGCAGCGGCGGTCAACGTGCCGATGCTGAGTGCTTGTGGGGACTCGTATGCCATGAGTCTCAGCCCTTCTCGCCGACGTATGCGGCGTACAGGTCGGGACGGTCGACAGCTACGGCTGCGATCGCCTGGTGGATGTTGGTGGCCTTGCCTTCAGCGACGAGACCCTTTGCGAGAGTTTCGATCATCGACAACGCGTCGCCGTCGCCGGGAACGTCGGTGCCGAGTTCCTTGGTCACGTCCGCCTCGGCAAACGCGATCTGGCAGGCGTCGAACACGACGCCGACTGCTTCGCGCTGGTCGTCGTCGAGCGAACGCAGTACCGCAACGAACTCGTCGGTCATGCCGGGGACTTGATCCCATCCGGCAACCTTCGCGGCTGCCTTCTCGATCTCAGCAGATTCAGCGAGCGCGTCACGCTCGGCGGCTGCCTTCTCGAAGTGGGTGGTCATGTCGTTGAGAGCCTTCCGCAGATCGCCGAGTTCCTTCGCCAACGCTTCGTCAGCGACCGGGGCTTCGGCGACCGGGTCGGCCGCGTGGTTATCTTCCACGAGGTCCTTCTCCTGGTCGGTGATTAGGTCGGCGAACGCGTCGGAGATCGGGTCGTCGGCTTTCATTACGAGCCAGCCTTCGACGAGTGAGGCAGGGTGATCTACGCCTGACACTTCGTCGAGTTCGAGGTCCACGAGTTGATGCGCTTGCACGTCGGCAACTGTAGATGCCGCTTTTGCTGTTGTCTGTAGAGGACGTCTCTACGGCAACGGCGCAGACCATCCGTCAGCGAACCGATACTGATACGGGCTGTCTCGGGTGCCGTCCCCGAACCGCACCGGGGCTTTCTCGATCGACGGTCGCAGGCGTGTCTTGCAACGGCACGACGGGTGAGCGGGAGGGTTGCCTGCCCCACCCGGCCAGAAGAACTCGCCTGCGACCGGTACGGCAGTGCCGCCCAACGGTGTGCAGATCGGGCACACATCGAACGGACCGGTGATCCATTCCTTCTGCGAATCCGGTGACGCTACCCCGGCAGCGATCATCGCGTCGTGCTGAGCTTGTATCCCTGCGTTCTGGGCGACCGCGATTTCGGTGCGGGCGATCATGCGGGCACGGGCGCGCCGGAGCCGGTCGCCGTGGCGTGCCATCTGCTTCTCAGCGACGTCGAGAACGCGTTGAGCGTCCGCTCCGTTGCGTGCAGCCCGATACCCCGCAGCGTTGCCTGAGCGTTGAACAGCGA